CATGGGTTTCGCTAATACGCTTAAATTAGCAGCTGGCGTGGCCTGTATTGTGGCCGGGAAACTTGTGGACACTTCTCACTTATCTAAGGGAGACTTGAGTGGTGACACACCGGGTGAAATCGTTATGAGGAGAGACGTTGATTCTTGGAGCTACAAAGCTGGCGCGACCAGTACGTACGCATCCTCAGTCAGCATCGGTCTCAGTGGTGAGCTGGTAAAAGAGTTTTTTACCAGCAACGCCACACTTATTGGAACAGCTAATCGTATAGGATATTATGCCAATACGGCTAGTTCCAAATATAGAAAGCAGGATGGCAGCTCTTTGTCAACTATTGAAGTTTTAGAGACTATAAAACATTCAATACATCAATTGAAGAGCATACAGATCAGTCTAAAAGGAGACACCGGGGTTGTTAATCGCCCCAGTGTGACTCCTTTCGACTGATTTAGGAAAATGGGGTCAGCTACAGGCGTGGGGTACATAGGTGCCCTTAAACTGACCCCATCATTTACATTCACGCCTAAACCGTGCGAGGAGAGCATTTTGACGTCAACATGTCGGACCACTCTTCTCAAATCAGGCACGGTTTACGAAGATTTCACCCCGAAATTTTCGTGTACACCCGAAGAGTACAACAGTGAGTATGTCTCTTTCTTCGGACCAGGATTTGCGTTGCCTATCAATCTGCCTGGTTCCGGAGAGGGAGAACACAGAACCGCTATTGGGCGTATGATTGCCTTGCGAGCCCCGGAGAAACCCGGGTATAACGAATTTCTGATTTCCAATCAAGAAAAAGTTTTTAAGCACGTGCGTCATGCTCTGCATTCCTATAAACTGCACTTTGAAAGCAGGATTAACAGGGTCATGCCAGACGAGTCGTATCCTTTATGGAGAGATCAGGCCCATAATAAGAAAGCCGAGAGAGTGGAGTGCCATTTAGAAAATTGTGATATAGGTCACGATGCTGTAGATGACGACAAACCAGTTGTAGTGAAACTGAAACCCTTCGAAAAGTTACCGGATGGGAAAAAACGATGTGTTGGCAACCTTGGAACGCATAGAACCGCAGCGACCGCGCACGTTTTTTCTTACATTAAAGAAGCTATGGAGGGAGAGTATACTCATCAGAACTACACTTTTGAATTTGTCAAAACACCAGCCAAAACCGTTTTGGTTTCTGTTTTCAAGAAATTGCTGAATCCGAGATTCGGCACCGCTTATTATCCTTATTTTTCTGACGATTGCTGCGTTTCTGCTCATTGCAAAGACGGCATCGTTTATTTTAATGGGGACATTAAGCAATGCGACGGTTCACACTACACTAAACTTTTAGATTGTATTCGAG